ATGTTGTATCAGCCTGGGCTTCTGGAGCACCACCAAGTCCGGGATCGGTTAGTTTCTTGTCTTTAGGCTGTGCTAATGCTAACTTTTCGGCTTCCGTACGTTGTACATACGATTCCCAATCAGCGGCAGTTAGAATTTGTTTATCTATAGGCAAGTTTTTATTGTATGCTCTTCTGGCCTTTTCTGAATCTAATTGCTCGTAGCCTCTCAATTGTAAATGTACACGGTCTGCTATTTCAAATCCGTCTTGCAATCCGTATTTTGTGTTGCTTGGATTTTTTTTGTCATATGGATCGTTTTTTCGCAACCATTTGGAAAATTTTACCAGATCAGGAGTGTTCATGTCAATGGCATATCCTGCATGTCCGGCTAATTCTTTTGAGGCAGGTATATAATTGTTCGGCTCTCCCCTTTTCATTTTTTCATATTCTATTGCTGCTCGCTTGGCCAAAGCCTTTTGATCTTCGGGAGTTCTCACTCCGCTGGTTACAGTAATTGTAACTCCTGGATTGTCTTTGGCATAATCGGCCATGGCTTTATCTAAGGCCGCTTTAAACTCGCCACTTAAATCTTGCAACTGCATGTGTACTCTACCATCTAAAGGTTTCAATACAGGATTGGTCCAATGACCAGGTAGTTGTACTTTCTCTATTGGTGTACCGTGAGGTGGATATTGGGGGCCGCTGATGACTTCAGCTTTAGATTTTTTGCTGTTTGCTGCTTGTGCGTCGCCTGATCCTGTGGCAGCAGCCAATACGTCTGTAGCTACCTTTACAACTTTATCTCTGGTGCTCGGTGGATTCAATAGCGCAACTTGTTGTGCTACATCATCAACATAGCCAACAGTTTTCTTTCGTGGATCGCCGTAGAGATATTCTCTGGTCTGTGCCGGTAAATCTTTTGGATCATTGGATTTAAGCCAAGCCTTAAATTTTTTATTATATGGTCCGGCGTTGTATGCTGCCAGGGCTGCTTCGGCACTGCCGTATGTCTTGTACAAGTTTGCTAAAAATTTTGTACCAGCTTCAATGTTTCGATCTGGATTTGTTAGATCTTCAGGTTTTAATGTTTTAAAGAATGATGGCATCAACTGCATGACACCAACTGCTTGTCCATATTTGGTTTTGGGTCCAAGAACTGTGGCTGCGGTGTTTGCATCATACGCACCAGTTTCCTTACGCATGGCATGTAAGACTACAGGCAATGGAACATCATACTGCTTGGCATATTTTGCAGCCAATTGAATAAACTGTTCCTTGGTGTATTGCGGCTTTTTATCGTCATTGAGAAACTGTTGATATTTCTCAGTCAATGTTTTTTCTTTGTCATCAAGTCTGGCGCCTTGGTCTTTTGCTCTTCCAGTAGCAGGATCTATGCCTGGTGGTAGTTCTTGCTTTTTTTCCGGTGTTACTGGAGCCGGTGCATCAGCTGGCGGTTGTTGGGTAACGTTTTTAATAATATCAGACAGCAATTCACCTTCGGGTGCTTTTTTCAAAATATCTTTTTCGGGACCTTGTCTCCACCATTCGATTCCTTTTCGTGCTATGTCTGGGCCAAATTCGGTTGCGCCATATAGGCCGGCGCCGACCCCGGTGCCGCCTAATACTGTACCTCCTGCAATTTTAGCAGTTTTCTCAACGCCTCGTCTAAAAGGACTTTTTGCTAACTCTTTTGCTTGAGTGGCACTAATTAGAGCTTGATCCATTTGTGTTTTCTTTTGCACAAACTCAGGACCCATCTTCTCTAATCTGTTTAAGTATGCTTTATCTGATTCAAATCGTTTTTGTTTTGGTAATTCTACAGGAGTTGCAGCCGGAGGTGGAGTAGGTGTATCTCGCCCCACAATAGGCAAATCTTCGTCTCTGGTGTATGGCTTTTTAGAAGGTACCGAGGCATCTGGTACTTCTGGCTTAGAAGTCGGAACATCTGGTTTATCGCGTCTTCCAACAGTTTTTAACCACCGAACAGCATCATCACCGTATTTGGCTATCCAGCCCGGAATACTTGTTAAACCACCTTCGTCAAGTTTGCCTGCTCGTTCTAATTGATCTAATTTGTCAAATTCTTCTGGCAGCATATGGATATGATCAAAATCACCATCCCTTACAGACTTCATCATATCTCTGCCAAGATTTCCCCAACCACCGCGTCGCGCAGCTTCGTCGCGTAATTGATTAAATGCCTCTAAACCAATACTGGCAGCTTGTGTGGGTATCGTTGGTATTAGACTCAGCCCAGCTGCTGTGCCAGCAATGGCGGCGCCGGGATAATCTTTTTCAGCCACTCTAATACCAGCGTCAGCAAAACTCAAACCAGGTAACACTTTGTTAGATATTGCACCTTCTTGTAATGGAGACTGTTTGGCTATTTCACGAATTTTCATTTTGCAAATTTATCTTTTTTAGGGCGGCCGCGGCCTTTTTTAGCTACTTCACCTGTTTCGTTATCTGTGTCTGGTTCGTCGGTTTGTGCGCCGCCGCCATAACGTTTGCCTTGCTTAATGCCTGATCCGCCACTGGGTTGTGGACCGCTACGCTCTTTTTGTGCTTTTAGCATTTCGTCCCAGCCTTCTTTTACTTTGTAGCTTTTTCCGTCGACTTCAAATTCAGATTTGCCAGCGTCTCTTGCTGCATCTAAAGCGCCACTAAAAGCATTGCCTTCAGCTTTTTTGTTCTTACCGGCTCGCAAAGCTTTTAGATCGTTGGCGTCAATTTTTTTAGGATCGCCGGCCATACGAGCAATTTTTTGTTGCTTGGGCGATAGCATGTCTTCGTTGTAGGCATCCTCATCCATCTTGTCATGACGGGCACGAATCTTGGCCATTTTTTCTTTGCTGGCACCTTCGCGTCCGGCTTTTTGTAATGCCTGCATACCCTCTTTGCCATACTTCTTTTTGCCAAGATACGCTTGTAAGCCACTTTCATCTACTTCTTTAGTCTTGGGCTTGTCGGCTGGTCGAGATCTATCGTCTACTGGAGGTAACTCTTTACCTGGCATTTCTTGTCTCTTTACTTTTGATGATTCATGATCTTTAATACGCTTTTGTGCTTCTTCGTAACCGCCAGGACCATCAATGACATTGACCGGAATAACTTTTCTAATCATGTCGGATTCTTCGCCCAGTCGTTTCTTGTAGCTCATGTACTTTTCTGCTAAATTCTTTTCAACTCGAGCAACTGCTTCTGCGATTGCGCCTTTGTTTTTTTCTTTGGCAGCTTTTTTCATAGGCTCTTTTTTATCACCGTCCTTGTCAAGGTCTGCAAAGTCAGGTTTTGCTTTTTTACCTTCTGCAAGAACCTGCTTGGGTGACTCAAGGCTTTGCATCTTTTTCAAGATGTCATAGATATTGTTGCTCATTATTTTCTTCCTTTAATTGGGGGTAATTTGTTTTGTTGGCTACCTACAGGACTCTTAGTACCTTGCGGAAGTGCATTAGTTGTTTGTGCTGGCTTGGTTCTTTCTTTTGCGTGGGTAGTCACTAAATCTGGTTCGCCTGGGCCTGTTAGTAATGGGCTCTTCTTATCAAGTTCTTTTAACAAACTGTCTTTACGCTTTTCCGCCACAAGATCTTGCCCACCAGGTACGTCTTTGAGTTCTCCGTCTAACAATAGTGCGCCTTCGTGATCCTTGCCATATGCTTCAGCGTAATCGTTTTGATCTGCTTGTTGTTTTCCGTACACACAAACCCATTCAGCTTGCATGCCTGTACGCTCTTTCAATAATTGAGCAATTTGTACTGTGGTAGTAGGGTATGCTACAGTGGCTTCAAATTGCCAACACTCGCACGGTCCCCATTTTGGAAATTCTCTGTGCTCTTGGACTGGCATGCTTTTTGGTGTAGTAATGTCTACCAGTTCATAGGCATCAAGAGCATTCTTAATTTCTTCCATGATATCCTTAGGATTTTGTTTTGCTACTTTGATCCTAAAACTGTAGTTCGAGTTTCGTTCTGCTATATAATCGTGAAGACTTTTCATAGGTTTTATCCTGTTTATAGAGTATTTATGTGTTTTTGTTCTTTTGGAGAATCTGTTCCAGTAGCGCATTGCGATCAAGTACTATACCTTGTCCATCTATTAGGCGATCATCGGGACTATCTTTTGTCATCTGATGATCCAGCCTGGCTTTTTGTAATTGCAATTGAACCATACGTAACTTCTTATCCATTTTTGCTGTTTTGGCTGTAATGGCGTGCCCTAATAGGGTACCAGCAGTTTGAAATACCACGCCTCCAAATCTGGGATCCATATTCATTCCTAAATCCATAAGATCATTGAATTTATCTTTGGCTAAATCGGCCAATTCGTCCATCTCTTGATCGCTGGCTTCAAGATCTCTTACAGTAGGAAGTGCTATATCAATTTTGTCAATAGCATCATCTACTTTTGCAATTATGTCTTTGTTTTCGGCGATTGTCTTTAGTGCTTCGTTTGATTCAACAGAATCATGAGCGGAAAGATCTGTGGGCAAATCAAATAATTCTGATAGTTTTTTAGTCATGCTCGTATTTACCGAGCTCGTCCTTGATGAAAGATATCATTTTCTGTAATAACACGAAAACGCAATCCGTTTTGACTGCACCAAGCTTGTGCAGCTTGCCATTTACACATATTTAAAATTGCCGAAGCTTTGTCTCGTTCGCTCTTTGCTTCTTGTAAACTGGTCTCTTTAGTGGGTTTAACTTCAATCAGTTCGGCGTATTTGTCGCCGTTTTTATTTACATACATGATCATGAAATCAGGAACATATATGGTGTTTTTATTAGTAAAAGGATTACGATATGGTATGTGTATTGCTTCACTGGCCCACTGCAATACAGCCGGGTTAGTATCACAAAATCTCATAAAAGTGTGTTCCCAACTACTTCTAAAATGAGGAACTTTTTTTCCTACATATTTGCTGGGATTTAAAACTTGGTAAAAACCGTTTGCAAATTTTGCAGCCATTATGGTCTAATATTACGTTGAATGTATTTGTTTTGTAAAGGCTGATTAGTTATACCAAGATAGCTGGTACCTTTGCGTTCAAAATTTAAAAACAATGCAGTATAGGCATCAAGTTCGCCTTTTGGCAAACGTTGAAACTCTTTAAGAGTTTCCATTGGGTTTATACCTTGTTTAACGCTGGTATAGATTACAGCACTTGCTAAAGCACGAGCTTCAATTTCGTTATCTGCAACCTGTTGAAAGTATGCAATGATTGCCGAGTCGACATTGCTGCTGACCCCTACAGGAATCTCAAAAAAATTATTAAAATACTTTGATACATTGGGTGGGTCAAAAGTATTTAAATTTATGCGTTCTAAGTTTGTTGGTTCTGTGATTGTTTTTTTTAAAACATTTGCCATTTTAGTCTTTCATGTATTTTTGATTACTTGGAACAGTTGGTATTTTAGTACGCAAATTATTCGTACTTGTTTTTGACAAAAATATTTCTTTAGTATGTGTATCAATTTCAGATTGTTCAGTAGCAGTGCTACCGCTACTTTTTCCAAACAATGAAGTTGTAAATATTGCGCTGTTTGCTGTCATTACGTTGTTCCCGACGATGGATTAGTTGATGTTGGATATCCTGCATAACTTAGAGCCGGTTGCGGATTACCATTTTTAATAAATTGCCCTGCTTCTGAGCCTGCTACGTTTTGAAATGCTGCTACTTCAGTAAACTGACCGCTACTTGCTATCACTGTTCCACCATATGGAGTTTGAGCCAACGCCCCAGTTGCTGATGCCACTTGATTAGTTCCTGAAAAATAAGTTGGAGCATTAGATGGCGAACTAAAGTAATTTCTATATGCATCAGCTTGTTCTTGATTTTTTTTCTCTTGTTCTGCTTTTGCTTTGGCTTCGCGCTCTTTTGCAACTTTCAATATTGCACCACCGAAGCTGAACGCAGCAAATGGCGATTCACTTCCTACTGCTGTTAATGCAGTTGCGGCTTGAGCAACACCTTCGGTGCCTGGTTTATCAGTAACAACAGTTTTATCTAAGGCACCTCCGGTGATCTGATTTTTATTGTTTACAAGAAGCCCGGCTATTGCCACACCTACTCCTAACTCCGGTTTGCCTGTTAGAGCCAGAGCAGCACCTCCTATTGCCAATCCTGTACCTAAACCAATTGAAGATCCGTTGCTGTTAACAGATCCAGTGGATACGCCAGGCAGTCCTGGAGAATTAAATGTTCCAGACGATGGTCTGTTAGCCAGCCCGCCAATTGCTGGTACAAAAAATCTGTCTCTGGGATCTCTTCCGTTTAAAATATCAGTACTGGCGGTAAGTAATTCTGCACTGGCCAACCCAGCTAAATCAACATTTTTATTCTTTTCAAAAGACCTAAATAAACCAAAAGCTCCCCTAACAGGATTTTGAACAAACCCATCAAGAGCAGATACTATACCACCTGGACCTAAAATACTGTTTGTGCCGCCTCCAGCCGCAGTCAATGGACTTGGCGATTTATCGTAGTGCAAGTCTGCAAAGCCTTTAACAGTATTTCTTGTGACATATCCGCTGGCATAAAGCAAGGTTGTGTAGGCCAGTGTCATTGAATGTTCTAAACTTCCATTACTACTGGCCTGATGTTGTCCATGACTGAAAGCAGTGATAGTAGGATTTACTAAAGTATATTCACTGAATCTTTTTTGATGTAGACTATAAATTCTTATTGCTTGGATATATTGTGCACCGTTTACTCCGCCACCGTTCCTTGGTTTATAACCAAAGTTATTTAAAATATCTCTTTGACCAAGTCTGTACTGTGTTTTAGAATGATATAACGGATGAATTGATCCGGCACTGTCTGAATAGCTTGCATCCATATCTCTATAATAATGATGCAGGTAATCAAACCAAAAATTTCTTACTACGTCAGACTGATCGTCGTGAAAAGTTATTTGTATATTGTCTAATTTTAGTTTTGTCTGTATAACATCTGGTCGGTTATACATGTTAAAAGTTTTTGTATCTATATTAAATTTAGGTAAATCAACTGACTTTACTAACATACCAGCTTCTAATACTCTGTCTCTGGCTACTTTGGTTAGAGTGGGATCTAAATCAAAGTAAACATGATACAGCCAATCATACTTTGGACTGAGAGCGTAGTTATTGTCAACATACAAACGACTTGCATGTTTAAAATCTTTGATCTGGTCACCAGTTGCGAGCTGTTTTAAAAAACCGTCAAATATACCCATTATGAAATACCTTTTAGGTATTTATGCCAAAAAAATACCCGGAAAGTTCCGGGTATTAAATTTACAAAATTAATTATCAGGTTACACCAGTCACTAACGTTCCTAATGTACGTCCAACTATTGAACCAATACCTGTTCCTGTTGGAGTTTGAATTGCATTGTCATAAGTTACTGTTAAAGTAATATCTGCAGGTGAATTTTCTGTATAACTCATTTCACCGTAATTAACTTGATTTACAAATGCTCCATACAATTCCCAAGTTTCTAATACGTTTGGTTGATTGGCACCATTGCCACCGTCGAGCATTTCAAATTTAAGAAGAAACTTGTAGTCAATGCCAGAGCTTGCTGATGCCTGTTCCATAAAATCAAATTGTTTCTGAATCTGCTCACCAACCAATTTGCTCACATTGCCGCCAGCGTCGTCGCGTAATACCACGGTTACTGGTTCCCAACTTGGTTTACCAACCAAGTTAACCTTACTGTTATAAGCCTCAATGACAAAAGGATTGAAGTTTACGTTAGGACGGCTAATACTTGCCACTTGTTTTGTTAGTTCAACTCTGTCGCTGCTTACACCAAAGTTTTCAAATATCGCACGGAAGCGATACTTTAGTTTAGGCATTAGCAGACCTTGGGTGCTCGCACTTTGATTAGTTGCTAAAGGTACTGTAAATCTGTTTAATGAGGCTATTGCCATTTATATTCTCCTGTTATAGGTATTTATCAAATTTTTTCCAAAATTTTGCAGGGGGTATTTTACACCCCCTTACCCATATTAAATTCCTGCAGCGATATCACCTGGATTCTTAAGTCTAATTGGAATGTAAATAAATTCTACATCTTTCATAGGCTCAATTGCAATATCAACATACAATTCATTACGTGCTATACGTGTTGGTGTATTGTTAGTATCATCACATACTACAAGATAGTCGTAAATGCCGCGCTTTGAAACAAGATCGTTGATAGCGCCACTAATTACGTTCTTGATTTGATCACGAGTAATTTTATCGTTTGGTTCAAACAAGAAACCATTACCAACATTGGCAAGTATAGTTCTGATATAATTAACAAGTCTTGCAACATTAATACGATCAAGACTACTTGCCACTGGATTACGAGTTTTCTGCCCCCATACAACAAGACCAACACCAGGTAAGTTTGTAATAGGATTAATTCTATTTT